CCAAGAATAAATGGCTTGTCGTGACCTAGATGTAGGTCACTTACAAACCAAATTTTTTGGTCGGCTGATTTTAAACTAATTTTTTTCATTTTCTGCTTTTCTTGTAAGATTCAATATAACTGCGGATGTTCTCACTGCCAATAGGATTCATGCTATGAACTTGATACTCTGGAAAATCATATTTGTGTTGAATGCAATATTCAACAATCCATTTGCAGCAATCATACCCCGTTTTTTCTTTGTAATTTTCATAAGTTGGATTTCCCGTAACATAATGTTCAAGTCCCAAATCGTGATCAAATGAAACAAACGACGGCAAACCATGTTGTGTAATATACTTTACAAAATGATCATAGTTGCGAACTACAACCCACGGACCCATCGGCAATGTTACCCAAGTAACATTTTTTGGCAGACGTTCATCGTCAATGAAGAGCTTATACATACCTATGTATCTTGACTCATTTTTATCAAATGTCAATACTCTAGATGATTGCGGTATTATATTCATCTAGGTATTTATCAATAAGCAACTTGGAAACTTTGATACCCTTTTCATTTTTAGTATTCTCGAAGTGCTGTTTCTTTTTACGCCAATACTCTAAGTCTTCTAATAGTTCGGACTTTGTGCAGCTTTGTTTGTTATCACTCATTGTAATCTTCCCCCACCAACCATTACATTTCTCAAGGTGCTTGATTGACCTTTACGACTTGTTTTAGCCTTAAAGTCGGCATATACATCAGGTTGCATGATCTGCAAACTTCCAGCCGTTTTGTGCTCAAAAACCATAGCACCCATATATTTGGCTTGGGATACACCTCGTTTAGCACATCGCAAGCATACTCGCAAACCAAGTTCGGCGCGAGCATCTTCAATAGATTCAGAGCAGCAACTGCAAGGATTTTTGTGTAGTAAATTAACCATACAACCACTATGGGCTAAGTATATAAAAAGTCAAGCAAAACTTGTTTTTTTAAAAATAGGTCAAAAATAAATACGCTAAAAAACATTGACATACCTAAACAATATGATACTTATATGTGCAGTTCTTTGAATATCAATTTTTGAAACGTATAGGGTAGTCTAAAGGCCGAATATTATAAAATGTGCGGTCATTCTTTTCATGACAACTTAGTAGGTATCAAGTCAATGACTTGTCTAAAATAACCGAAGTCCGGAAGATAGGACGAATTACCCGAATGTAATTCCGGTGCTGATTGCCCGAACATCAGTCCCTATGCGTTTCAATTCTTTAAAAATGGGCGTGTACTGGATTCGATTTTATAATATGAATACAAGCCGCAAGCACAGTGTGTAATCTCACTGTATAATACCGATTGCAAAACATAAACGCAAAGAGAAATCTAGCTAAAGTGTCTTTCCTATCTGTTCGCAAGAACAAGAGTGGCAATGCACTTGTCGCAGCCTAATTAGGTTGCCCGTACTATCCTACTACGCAGATACTAGGAATAGAACGTTAATTATCTGCTGGTCTTTATAAGGCAGAGAGTCGGTAATAAAGACAAGACACAGAACTCTCAACTTCAACACGGTGCTCTACCAAATGTTGTCGGATTATAAGAGATAAGCTTTGTATATGTTTGTAGGTATGTTATAAAAGACCGCAGTTCAACTCTGCGCACGTCCACCACTTTTTTTATATTGACGAATGCGCTATTTAATGCATAGTTATATACAAGTTACTCAAAAGAGTAAGAAAACTAAACAAAATAAATATGAATAAAAAAATCCTAATCATGATTGCGGCATTACTTGCCGTTGCTACTGTTAAAGCCGATGCTACTGCACCAGTTGTAGTATCAACAGCTTCTCCAGTCGCTATCACAGCTGATGCAACATACTACACCAAGTTCTTGAACAAGGGCGTTGTAGCATTTGATGACGTTGTTATTGCTGCTACCACAGTTGAAGCTTATGGCTTTGTTGCTGGCGTCAAGACCTACAACACCATCCAATCCAATCCAATTGGCAAGACCGTGGCCAGTTCTGGCTTGTTCAAGCGGGTTGATACCACGCTTGCCTACAAGTTCACCTCACCAATGGCGAACTTGTCGCTCGGCACGGCATACAGCTCTTATAGTAAGAGCGCAGCCAGTGTCGCAAGTTCCAATGAACCATTCGTCGCTCTTGACGGTACGGTTTATAAGACCTTCGCCACATGGGATGTTAAAGGCCGCGCCGATCTAACATCGCGCACCAACAACATCGAAGCAAACGTTCGCCTACCATTCGGCTTTAACCACCTCAAGGTTGTGCCAGTTCTTGGCTACGGCTTCAACGATCCAACAGCCGCTACCATAGCTGCTTTCAAGGATGCTAAACAATATTGTGTTGCTGGTATTGGTCTTGGTTACTACACCAAGGTTGCTACCCTAAACGCCGGTGTTTACCAACGCCGTGACAGTCTATTCACCGCAGGAAATACCGTAAATGGTGTTTCGGCTGGTGTTGCTGTAAAGTTCTAATAAAAAGTTAGTTCTAACAAAAAAAGCGCCCTTTAAACAGGGCGCTTTTTTATTGCTTATTGACAAACTATATAAAATGTGTATATTGATTGTATGATATTACCAAAAAATGTAGTTCCATCGCTTTGTTGTATTCACACTGGCTTACAAAAAACTGGCGTCAAATTTAATGTTATGACTTATGCTCAATATAAAAAACTGGGCAAACAAGTTGCTATGAAAGTATTAGCAGATCGTTCTTATAACAACATCAAAACAATTCATTCTATTGTCAAAGAGTGTGCCAAGAATGGATGGAATTATCGCATAGGCAGCAGTGTGTTTCCGTTGATGACACATCCAGATTTAAATTTTAACGTAGATGATTTTTACAATGCTGCTGAGATTTATGCAGAGTTTCGTGATTGTGCAAATACTATCAAACAGAACAAGATTCGTTGCAGTATGCATCCAGACCAATTTGTTGTTCCAGCCAGTCCAAACTCAAAAGTTCGTATAAATGCTATTCGCGACCTTGAACAACATGGCTATATAATGGACTTGCTTGATTTGCCCAAAACACCAGAAGCACCTATTAACATTCATATGAATTGTTATAATAATGGTAACTTTAGTGAAGCTGCTGATAGATTCATTGAGTCATATAATCTAATGAGCAACAGTGTGCGTCCACGATTGGTATTGGAGTGCGAAGACAAAATTAAAAGTTGGAATACTAAATTGTTATATGAGCATGTGTATAAGAGAATCAACATGCCAATTACATATGACTCTCATCACCATAGATGCGGAAATACTTACGGTAACTTAACTCCGGAACAAGCATGTGATTTGGCAAGAACAACTTGGGGTAATCACAAACCTCTATTTCACTTTAGTAATGGAAAAAAGTCCCCAATTGACAGAGCACATTCCGATTGCGTATATCAAATACACGAAGAATTGTTCAAATGTCCCACGGATGTTGATTTTGAATTTAAATTCAAAGAACAATCTATTATTAAATTTGTGGAGAAGTTCTCCATCCTAGACACTGTTTGTACTTCCCCTTGATAAGAGATTACTTTATATATTACACAAATAATATGCTATAAATAAGATTTCTCGCAAAAAGTTATTGACATTTTGGATAAAAAATACATACTGATATTCGTTAAATCAATTAACAGCTAAACTAATAAAAATAATATGACAAAGACAAACAAAACAAAAAATGGCCGCAAGGTTTCCACGCTCGTTCGTAATACTTCTTATGAACTTTCTTTCTCTCGTCCTGCCAAGGGCGTCAAGAGCGAGAGCACTCACCTAAACGTCACTGGCTTTAATCCAGCCACCGGTGAAGTCAACAAGGTTCGCCTCGATGGTCGTGCCGTTGCTACCCTTCGCAAGATTCTTGCTAAGTAATAATTAAAAAGGTTATAGTTCAAAACCCCCAACACAAAAAGTTGGGGGTTTTTTATTGACATTCTATATAAAGATGCCACATTAAAGTCATGAAAATTGATCTACAGTCCATCGATCCTGAATCATTTATGGTGCATCAACACTTTGTTGGTGAGCATGAGTGCTTTTTGGTACAACCAATTCATTTTGGAGCGATTTGGGTAAAGGAAAATCTTATTTACCGTTCATCCTTATGGGACAAGGACGGTAATCCTGTATCGTTGAGTTTCAAAAAGTTCTTCAATTACGACGAAAAGCCTGACATTTTTCCAGCACCTTCCAACCTAACTGGTGCGAAGTTAATGGAAAAGCTGGACGGTTCTACTTTAATCTTTTCTCGCTACAAAGGTCAAACTGTTATTCGTACACGCGGAACTGTTGATGCTCGTAAGCAAGCAAATGGACATGAGATAGACTATTTGCTTCAAAAGTATCCAAAGTTTGCAGATATGTTGAATCAAGCCGACACATACGATCAATCGTTTATATGTGAGTGGTTGAGTCCAACCAACAGAATTGTACTGAATTATGGCAATGAGCCAGACATGAAGTTGATTGCTGTAATCAACCACGCAGATTATACGCTTGCTCCGCAGAGTGTATTGGACTTGTATGCAAATAGTTGGGATTTACCACGTCCTCGCACTTTCTCTTACAACTCTGTTGAAGAAATGAAGTCGGCAGTTGAAGTGTTGAAAGACCAAGAAGGCTTGTGTGTATATTATGGTAACGAACAACAAATTCGTAAATTAAAAGCCGCCCAATATCTTTTTTTACATCGTGCAAAAAGTGAAATTTCTAGCGTAGACAAAGTGATTGATGTGTATATTGATTGGTTTATGTCACGTCACACATTATCACATGAACCAACTGGATATGTAGAATTCTTTGAGTATATAACTATAAAGTTTGACTTTGAGATTGCTACAATGGCAACTGGACATGCTTCGCGTATCTGTGATGCTATGAAAGAAGTTCACAGGATTATGAATGCATTGTTTGAGTTTGCGTCTGCTCGTATGAACATTCCTCGCAATATTGCCGCAAAGGAAGTATTACAAGCATATGGCAGCACAGGCAGAAGCGCGATTATATTCAAAATGTTGGACCGCAAGACTATCGGTGCGGATGAATATAAGAAACTGCTATACCAAGTATTGAAGTAACAAACATAGGGCTTGACTTTATATAGTTCAAGCCCTATTCTGTTTTGTACATTTATACAATATGACAAAAACTAAAACTAAAGAAGTAAACACCAAGGAACAAGCCGCAAAGCGTTTAGTAATTGGAGATAGAGTATTAAGTGCTTCGGGTAAGATACTTATGGTGTCTCTTGTAGTCAATAAATCAAATCGTACTATCGTTTTGTTTGACGGCGATATGGAAGTTGATTTTGATCCATACTTTCAAATTAGAGTTGTTGTGATTTAGTTCTTGACTTTTTATAAAAACGAGTTCATAGTTATTTGTATAGGATAAAAAATATGAATGTAATCAATCAACCAGTACTATGTTTGAACGGCGCTTGGCAAGTCTTGGACACCAAGACCGTCAAAGAGGCTTTCATCTCTATGCTTGGCGGAGATGGTGGTAAAAACCCACCCGCTATGGCTATTGACATGACATTTCCAACCGACGAGGATGGCAAAGTTGATTGGAATTCTCCAGAATACACCAACCCAGTTGGCTGGGATGTCTGGAAAACCCTTCCAATCAGAGACTATGATTTGACTATTAGCACCGGCACCATGACTATTCGTGCTCCGCGTGTTATCATACAGCCAAATTATAGCAAGATGCCAGTGGTCGTTCAACGTCCAACCAAAGACGCTATTAGAAAGCGTGACGGTGGCATCTGTCAATATTCTGGCAAGGTTCTTACAAACAGAGAGGGCAATGTTGACCACGTTATACCTCGTGCTCAAGGTGGTAAAAATACCTTTGAAAACATGGTATGGAGTTGCAAGGAAATCAACTCGACCAAGGCAGACAAAACTCCTTCACAGGCAGGTTTGAGGCTTCTTCGTAAGCCATCGTCTCCAAAGCCAATTCCTCGCAGTTCTACTATCACGGTTGCACATCACCCAAGTTGGGTATACTTCATGAGTAATGTCACCGAAGTAAGAGGCGTAGCATAAAATCATATTGACAAACGAAAGGATGCTCTACAATATAGGGCATCCTTTTTTATATTATGAATATCTTCCTAGAACTTGGAATCAACTTGTTATTTTCGGCAACACTAGTGTATATTTTTTACATTTATAAGATTCGCCCAACGCAACAATCTTTTCAAGAATCGCTTAAAAAGCAAAAGGCAATGTTTATAGAATCCGGCAATGCTATAACCGACACGTTAAAGGTAGCATTTGAGAATTTGAAAAAAACTAGTAACGACCAAAGTAAAACAAATGCAAAACTTGCAGAATATAATTCAAGATTACATAGAATTGAACAACGCCAACGTGGATTGGTTGGTAGCCGAGGCGGGGAAGATACAGATAACGGAGAATTTGGAAAAAGTGAACGAACTTCGTTCCAGAATCGCATTCGCTCAAAGGGAAACTCAGGAACTGAGAAGTGAGTTGAAAAGTCTTGACTCTCTTTGTAAAAAACTTAAAATAAACAGCGATAAAGTATACATACAATGAAAACTAACACAGAGAACGCTCGCATGGCAGAATTTGGCAAATTGGAAGTTGGAAATAAATTTTATTTGTCCAACCCAATCGGCATGAATGAGAATGCGGCATACACAAAAATCGTGAGTCAAAAAGACAGTGACGGTAAATGGTCAAATGCAAATAATGTATTTGGCTTGCGTACATTCGTTCAATATGACAAACGTATTTGGGTAAAATGAAAAAAGCAAAGTCTAAAGATTCCGTAGAGTCTAAGCCAAAAACCAAAAGTTTGTTTGATCATATCAATCATGTACGTGAGGGTAAAAACCCAAACTATTTTAGCACACTGACTGATGCTGACAAAAAGACATGGAGTAACTATATGGTGTGCAGATTCTTGAGTATGCAAGCCGAGCTTGTTGATACAATTAACGAGTTGCAAGCATACCAAGATAAGCTTACATCCGAGCAGTTTTATAAACTATGCATCGCTGTTGTACCAAAAGGTCGTAGATTTGACGCATATATCAAAAGCAAAGCAGACAAGTATAACAAAGACTTGCTTAGTTTATTGTCGCGTCATTATCAAGACAGTGAGCGGAATGTAGTAGAATATCTACAACTGTTATCCAGTAGCGAGTTGTTGAACATTGTTTCGCTGTATGGTTATAGTGAAAAACAAATAGAAGATTTGCTTGAAAAGACTTGACGAAAATGGTCAAGTTGCTATTCTCGTAACATATGAGTAACAATAAAAAAGTGGTGGGGCTTGGAGGTTGTGCCCGCGCAGGAAAAGATACATTTGCTGCCATTCTTGAAATGAAGCTTCAACAGGCTGGAAAGTCTGTGAAGAAAGTTTCTTTGGCTGGCCCATTAAAGCAGCAATGTGAGTTATTTTTAACAACTAATTTAGGTATATCGGCATTTACACAAGTCACAGAAGAAAAGAATATCATGCGCCCATTCCTTGTATGGTACGGCGATGCTCAACGCAAACGCACCAATGGTAGATACTGGATTGAACTTGCAAACAAAGAAATTCAAGAAAGTAACTATGACTATTATATCGTAACCGATGTTCGTTATGATGCGTATGAAAAAGACGAACTATATTGGTTAAAGACTGAAATGAATGGATTGCTATGCCATATCAGTAAATGGATAGGCTCTGAACCATATACTCAGTTTGTTCCTCCTGCAAACGAACATGAGGCATTAAATGATCCAAAAGTTAGAGCTGCGGCACATCACAAAGTTGAATGGCGTGACGTTGGTAGAATATCTGCAACTGAATTGTTGCACGACCCTGAACTAACCGAGCATGTTGATGAGTTTATGATTAAGTATATCAATAAGCGTTAATTTACGCCATTATAATCGTCGTCGTCATCGTCATCCTCGTCATCTTGGTTTGCGTCCTCAAGTTCTTTCTTTAAATTTATAAAGTCTTCTTGAGTCAATCCAAGTTCATTTATAATTGCGGATATAAGAAAAGCCATTTCACGTGTAGATAATTTTTGTTTTTTTATACCCTGAGAAAACT